GGTGATCCTGCGGCCCGCGTTTTTCCTAGCGGGAGCCCCGGGAACCGTTTAAGCCCAGATCCCAGTGCCTGACTACAGAAACCCCTACCCCGGTCGCGTCTTTAACTGCTCCGTACGCTGATGTTAAGCGTTTAAGTATTGGGTTAAGTGCTGATCAGCTTCAGTGATTTCGCCCGGCTCAAAGGTGTCTCTGCTCCAGCGGTAACGGCTGCCTGCAAGGCGCGCATCACGGACGCAATTGTTGAGCGCAACGGCAAGCGGATGCTTGACCGTGACAAGGCACTGGAATTGTGGGATCGCAACACCAAGCGCAACGGATCTGAGCGGGTGTCTGCAGGCGCCAAGGATCGCGACCGCCGAGGACTGGCGCCTGATGTTGATGGTGCGCCGCCACCGCCGCCAGTGCATGTGCCTGACGCCACCAGCAACCAGCTCAAGAGCCTGATCATGGGGCTGCCGGAAGATCAGATCCCAGGCCTTGACGTAAGCCGCGAGCGCAAGGAGCACTACAACGCCGAGCTGGCCCGGCTGCAAGCACTGAAGGAACGTGAAGACCTGGTGACCACCGCCGATGTGAAACGCATGGCCAGCACGCTGGGCCGACAGATCCGAGACAACATCCTGGCGATTCCCAATCGCGTGGCGCCGTTGCTGGCTGCAGCGCGAGACAGCGCCGAGGTGCATAGGCTGCTCAGCGAAGAACTATCCACGGCGCTGCGGGTGTTGTCCAATGGCTGACGGCTCGCTGCTTTACCGGGAGTCCTTGCTGGCTGCGCTGGCGCCACCATCGGCAACGACGGTGAGCGAATGGGCAGACCAGCATCGAATCCTGAGCGGTAAGGGCGCTGCGGAGAAAGGCCCCTGGCGCACGGAGCGCACGCCGTACCTGCGCGAGCCAATGGACTGCCTAAGCCCAAGCAGCCCAACGCGCCGCGTGGTGCTGATGTTCGGCAGCCAGATGGGCAAGACCGAAGTGATCCTGAACTGGCTGGGTTCAATCATCGACCTGTGGCCCGGGCCAACGCTGCTAGTGCAGCCAACGCTGGATATGGCCAAGCGCCTCAATCGCCAGCGGCTGGATCCTTTGCTGCGTGAGACACCGCAGCTGGTGGAGAAGATGGCACCGGCGCGCAGCCGTGACTCAGGGAACACGATGTTCCTGAAGGAGTTCGACGGCGGCCTGTTTGTGCTGACCGGCGCCAACAGCGGCAGCGGTCTGCAGTCAATGCCTGCCGCCAACCTAGCAGCTGATGAGGTGTCGAGCTATCCGATGGAGGCTGACGACAAGGGCGACCCACTGGAGAACGCCGAGGCCCGCACCAGCACGTTTCCTATGGGCAAGGTGCTGATCACCAGCACACCCGGCACCCGTGGCGCCTGCCGCATTACGCAGGAGTTTGAAACCAGATCAGACCGGCGGCTGTATCACGCATGGATGCCCTGCTGCGGCGCCAATGAAGTGATCCGTTGGCGCGAGCACATGGTCTGGGATAAGCCAGATGGCGATGTGTTCTGCCAGTGCCCGGCGTGTGGTGAGCGAGTGGCGCAATATCACAAACAGCAGATGCTGAGCAAAGCGATCTGGACACCCACCGCCAAGGGCGATGGCATGACCGCAGGCTTCCATCTGCCCGGGTGGTATGCGCCACTGGGCTGGACCAGCTGGGAGCAGATCCGTGATGAGTTCCTGCGCGCCAAGGCTGATCCGCTGCTGCTGAAGGGCTGGGCCAATAAGCGCGCCGCCGACGCTTGGGAAGACGATAGCCTGGCCAAGGTCAGCGCTGATGGCTTGATGGCACGGGTGGGCAACTACGACCACGGCAGCTGTCCCGCTGGTGTGCTGGTGGTGGTGATGGCGGTGGACGTGCAGGACACCTGGCTAGAGGTAAGCGTGTGGGGCTACGGCCGCGGCGATGAAGCCTGGCGGATCTGGCACCAGAAGATTGACGGCGATCCCGGACAGGATCACGTCTGGCAGCAAGTGACCACCATCCGCGAGATCGCCTGGCCGCATGAAGCCGGCGGCACGATGAAGGTGATCCGCTGCGCAGTGGATACCGGCGGCCACTACACCGGCGAAGCGTATGAATACTGCCGCCGCTACGCAAAGGATGGCGTCGCTGCAATCAAGGGTTCAAGCCAGCGCAACGCCGCAGTGTTGGGCAAGGGCACAAAGCAGGACGTGAATTACAAGGGCAAGATCATCAAAAACGGCGTTACGCTCTACACAGTTGGCACCCATGCAATCAAGCGGACGATTTACAGCCGGCTCGAGAAAGAAGAGCACGGGCCAGGATTCATCCACTTTGACAACGCCACCACCGATAACTACTTGCAGGGCCTGACCTGCGAGCGACTGCAGCGGCGCTACGTCAAAGGGTTTCAGGTGCTGGAGTGGGTCAAGCCAAGCAGCGCTCGCAATGAACCGCTTGACCTGAAGGTGTACTGCCTGGCAATGCTGGAACTGCACAAGCGCCGCTACAACCGCGCCACGATGTGGGACCAGCTCGAGGCCGGCCTAACGAAAGCCGCACCCGAGACCACCAGGCGCCGACCTGCTGCAGCACCACGGCCAGGCGGATTCGTGTCTGGCTGGTGATGCATAGCCTGAGGCCATGACAGTTCCCGCCACCATTCGGGCCGGCACGACCGTAGGGTGGGTGGAGCCGCCGGCGGTGGATCTTGACGGCAATGCAGCTACATCAGCTAGTTGGACGCTGATCTCCTACCTGCGCACGAATACAAACCACAAAGGTGCCACTGTTACCGGCACTGCCCGTGCCGATGGCGGCTGGAATATGGCGATCACCGCCACCACCTCCAGCGGATTTGACGCCGGCACTTGGTACTGGGAGACCCGGATCACCAGCGGCGCCACGGTGCTGACCATTGGATCTGGCACCACGCAGGTGTTGCCGGGTCTGAACTACACCGGTCAGCCTGCTGCCTTCAACGGCCAGAGCCAGGCCGAGCAAGACCTTGTAGCGGTGCAGGCCGCAATTCGCGCGATCGTCAGCAAGGGCGCCAAGAGCTACACCATCGGCAGCAGGAAGTTCGACGCCGCCGACCTGGGCCAGTTGATGGAGCGCGAGGCGCAGTTGAAGGCGATCGTCGCCCGCGAGCGTGCCGCCGAGAAGATGACTGCCGGCCTGGGTGACCCGCGCTCGCTCTACGTGCGGTTTGGGCGATGAGCAAGCGCAAGGCCAAGCAGCCCCAGCAGCCGGCCCCGGCCGCCCCCCGCCGCAGCCGGCGCGCCTACGAAGGCGCAATGGTGTCGCGGCTCACCTCGGACTGGGTGACCAGCTCGACGAGTGCCGATGCCGAGATCGACGGCAGCCTGGTGCGGCTGCGCAATAGGACGCGGCAACTGGTCCGGGACAACGGCTACGCGCAGCAGGCGCTGCGCTGCATTGTCTCCAACGTGATTGGAACCGGCGTCAGGATGCAGGCTCAGGTGCCGGCGGCGGCCAACGGCGGCAGATCAGACACCACGATCAACGACGCCATTGAACGGCAGTGGGCCCACTGGTGCCACGCCGACACCTGCCACGCTGCCGGCCAACTGAGCCTGCAGGAGATAGCCCGGCTGGCATGGCGCGCCATGGCTGAATCTGGTGAGGTGTTTATTCGGCTGGTGCCCGAGGCCATGGGCGCCGGCGTTGTGCCGCTGGCCCTGGAGATCCTTGAGGCCGATCTGGTTGACGAGAGCAAGACATCAGGGCCAGAGGCTGATGGTGGCGAGTGGCGCATGGGCGTGCGCGTCAACCGCTGGGGGCGGCCCATTGCCTATCGCTTCAGGACACGGCACCCGGGCGACGTGTCGGGATCGGTGGGTTATTCAGTGGTCGATGTCCCGGCTGATCAGGTTCTTCATTTACGCCGCATAGAACGCCCCGGCCAAACGCGAGGCGTTCCTTGGTTCGCTGCAGCAATCAAGAGCCTGCATCACCTGGCCGGCTACCAGGAAGCCGAAGTGGTGCGAGCCCGCGCCGCCAGTAGCCTGATGGGATTTATCACCAGCCCTGAAGGCGAGCTGATTGGTGATGACGTTTACGACGCCGAGCGCGTCACCAACTTTGAGCCTGGGGTTTTCAAATACCTAGCGCCTGGTGAATCGGTCAGCGTGCCTCAACTCGACGCGCCTGACGGGCAGTTTGAAGCATTCCTGCGGGCCATGCTGCGCGGTGTTGCGGCATCAACCGGCTGTAGCTTTGAGCAGGTCAGCAATGACTACAGCCAAAGCAACTACAGCTCCAACCGGATGAGCCGGCAAGATTCCATTGAGATGTGGAAAGGTGAGCAGCAATACGCCATCGAACATTTCTACCGGCCGATCTTCCAGCGGTGGATGGATGCAGCTGTTGGTGTTGGCGATCTGTCGCTGCCCAACTACGACACCATGCGCGATCGCTACCAGTCCGTCCGTTGGTATCCACGGGCCTGGGGCTTCCTTGATCCGAAAGTGGAGATCGGCGCTTACAAGGACGCTGTCCGCTGCGGCTTCATGACGCAGGCGCAGGTAGTGGCCGAGCAGGGCGGTGATCTTGCCGAACTGATGCGCGACCTGGCGGCAGAGCGAGAGATGGCACAACAGCTGGGCCTGACCCTTGACATCGACGCCGGCAAGGTGAGCAACGCCGGCCTGACGCAGGCTCGGCCGCCTGGTTCGATCATCCCCCAGGACGCCTACGCGCCGGATGACACCGCAGCCGATGCCAGCAGTAGCGAGCCCGGCAACGACGCAGAGGATTTGGCCTAATGAGCAACGTCCATAGCCTAAGCGCAGGAAAAGCCGCGCCAATGGAACAACGCGACTACGACGGTAAGCCGCTCTACCGCAATGCGGTGGTGGCGAGCTGGTGCCGCGCGGAGGACGACCCCGAGGTAGTCGAGTTCAGCTTCTCTTCAGAGGAGCCAGTCGAGCGCTACTTCGGGATGGAAGTTCTTAGCCATGCCCCTGGCGCGATGAACATGGCCCGCCTTAATTCAGGGGCGGCGCCATGGCTCTGGAACCACAATCCCGATGTGGTTCTTGGCGGAGTCGAGAGGGCTTGGCTGGGCAATGACGGGCGCGGCATGGTTCGCACCCGCTGGAGCCCCAACACTAAGTCCGATGGCTCCAAGGAGTGGAAGGTCAGGCAGAACTGGGAGGCGGGAATTATCCGCAACGTCTCTTTCATGTACTCCATCGATGCGCCACTTGATCTCAAGTCGCGTGAGGGTGTGGCGCTGGTAATAGCGTTCACGCCGATGGAGGTCTCGACCGTCTCCATTCCAGCCGACGCCACCGTCGGCCAAGGCCGAGCAATCGGCAAAACCGCGGCCCCGGCCGCAGACCAAACCCAATCTCCCTCCACCATGGAAACTGTTGACCTGGCCCAGGAGCGGGCGGCGGCTGCAGCCGATGCCGTTACCGCTGAGCGTGGCCGCATCGCGGCGATCACCAGCCTTACCCGCGAGCACGGCGCCGACGATCTAGCCGGCGATCTGATCGCATCCGGTGCCACCGAGGCCGATGCCATGCGCACCGTGCTGGGCGCCATTGCCAAGCGCACCAAGCAACCCGCCACCCCTGCCACCCCTGCTCAGCCAATCGCCGGCGCATCTGCTGACATCGGCCTGACCGACAAAGAAGCCCGCAGCTTCAGTTTTCTGAAGGCCATGCGGGCCCAGCTATTTCCCAACGAGCGGGCCTTCCAGGAAGAGGCTGCCTTTGAGCGCGAGGCCAGCACCGCCGCTGCGCAGCGGATGGGCATGAGTCCTAAGGGCATCTTGATCCCTAACGACGTGCTCAGCCGGTCCCTGACCGCTGGCCAGGCTTCCGCCGCTGGAGACCTGATCTTCACCGATGCCCGCCCCGGTTCGTTTATTGAGCTATTGCGCAAGCGCAATTTCTTGACCGGCCTGGGTGTAACAATCCTGTCTGGACTAACCGGCCCTGTGGGCATCCCCAAGCAGACCGGCGCCAGCCAGGTCTACTGGAAGGGTGAAGGCGTGGCCGCAGCCGAATCTGAGCCCAGCGTTGGCCAGGTCACGATGACGCTCAAAGAGATGTCGGCGTGGACCCGCTTCTCTCGTTCGCTGATGCTGCAAAGCTCCATCGACGTTGAGACGTTTGTCCGCAATGACTTGGTGACCGTGATGGCCCTAGAGCAAGCGCGTGTTGCTCTCTATGGCCTGGGCTCATCCTCTCAGCCCGAGGGCCTGAAGCTGACCACCGGCATCAACACCAAGGACTTCGCCGCCAACCAGCCCACCTATGCGGAGCTGGTGGACATGGAGACCCTGGTTGCGGCCGATGACGCCGACATTGACACCATGGGCTACGTCACCAACGCCACAATCTACGGCGGCTTTAAGACCACCGAGAAGGCAGCCAACACCGCTCAGTTCGTTCTGGAGCCTGGCGGCACCGTGAACTCCTACGGGGTAGTTCGCTCCAATCAGGTGGAGGCTGGGGACGTGTTCTTCGGCGTCTGGAGTCAGCTTGTCCTGGGCCTTTTCGGTGCCGTAGATCTCCAGGTCAACCCTTATAGCGAAGACAAGGAGGGCAACATCCGCGTTGTGGCTCATCAGGCCATCGACTATGCGGTGCGTCATCCCCAGGCCTTCTGCCGCGGCAACAACACCCTGTGATGGCCATGAGGATCAGGATCTTGCGCCAAACCTCAATCAGTGGCCGACCTGCTCGAGTTGGCGACGTGTTGGAGGCAACCCCTGCGGATGCCCGGCTACTGCTGGCCATGGGCAGGGCCGAGCGGGCGCCAGATCCTGATCCCGTGGTGATCACTGCTCCAGAGGCCGCAAAGCCTCGCTCCCGTAAACCAACCCCCCGCCAAACCGATGGCCGTTCATGAGCTTTCGCTGGACAAGATCGAGCACTTCACCCTTCTGGCTACGACTACAATCACCGCTACCGGCAACCAGGCCGGCGTGGACCTTCAAGGATTCGAAGGCGATGTTCAGATTATCCTGGCCGGCACTGCTGCTGGTGCTGGCGCTGATCTGACCTTCCGCATTGAAGAATCAGACGACAACTCGACGTATACCGCCGCCACCGGCGGTGGCTTCACTGCGATTGCCAACGCTGGATCAAAGCAGGTAATCACCCTGAACAGCAACGACCTCAAGCGTTACATCCGCTTGAGCTGCACTGCTGAGACGGGCACCGCTTCGAGCAGCGTGACCTGTTTTGGCTTCGGACTGAAGAAATACGGCTGATGGCACTCACCGAGAACCTAGATGTGTTCTTGGCAGACTTCGGCGTCAGCGTAACTGCTGGCGCCGTTTCTGGTGTTGGCATCTTGGACATGCCAGGCGAGTTGGTAGCCGATGGCATGATCATCACCACTGACTACAGCCTCAGATGTGAGGCGTCAAAGTTTAGAACGTTGGCCTATGGCGCGTCAATCACGGTTGACGGCGCGGCCTACACAATCCGCGAGAATAGACTGATCGAAGATGGCGTGTTCTGTGTGATCACGCTGCAAAAGACCTGACCCCCACCACTGGATTTGATCATGGCCGACCTGGTTGCCGCAGTACGAATCAACAAGCCGGACATTCCAGGCGAGCTCGGCGATCTGTATTTTCCCGCGTCGCAAGGTGTCGCCGGCAAGGCATACCGCACCACCGCCACAATCACCAGGCCCAGCAACGCCACTGCCTACACCGCTGGCGACGTTGTTGGTGACACAGGCGGCAGCGCGATCATCAGCCTTACCAGTGCTGGCCCTACGGCAGGGTTTGTGATTATCCAGAGCGTCTCGCTGGTGTTCAGTGACAGCGTGGTGCCTGCTGGCATGGGTGCGTTCCGTCTGCACCTGTACAGCGCCAGTCCTACTGCCATTGCTGACAACGCAGCCTTTGACCTGCTGAGTGGTGATCGTGCCACCTACATGGGCTTTATCGACCTGCCAACACCTGCAGACTTCGGCAGCACCCTTTACACCCAGATTGACTACTCCGGCCGCCTAGTCAAGCTCGCCGCTGCTAGCACGGGGCTCTTCGCTGAGCTTGAAACCCGTGGTGCTTATACCCCGGTGAGCGCTAGCACGGTGGCCATCCGCGTAAATCTGCTGGAGGCTGGCTTGTGAGCCAACTGCTCGTTGCTCAGCGGGCACTAACTGTCCCTGGCTGGGCTAAGGATGCGCTATGGCGCCGCGCCCAGGCAATCCCCAGTCTTGACCTGCGCTTTGCTGACAGCAAGTCATTAGTTGACGCCACTACTGGGTCGAACCTCGTCACCTTCACCCGCGCCAGCTCCGGCACGTTTGTGGGCAGCGACGGGGTGATCAAGACGGCAACCAACGACGCGCCCCGCTTCGACCACAACCCCACGACCGGCGAAAGCCTGGGCCTGCTGGTGGAGGAGCAGCGGGCAAATTTGCTGCTGCGGAGTGAGGAGTTTGATAATGCGAGTTGGATCCTAGGAGCCGCCACTGTTACTCCAAACGCTGTTGCAGCCCCTAACGGCTCTTCAACCGCTGATCAACTTGTTGAAACAACAGCGACAGCAAACCACGAAGCAAGTCAAAGTTTTACGCCTATAGCCAACACAAGCTACACATTCTCTTGTTATCTAAAAGCAGCCACTTCGTCTACCTGCGGGTTAAGGGTTTCGGCTAACTTGACTGGTTCAGGAGTTATTTGCAGCGTTGACCTGAGCGCCAAGACTGCAACAGTTACAAGCGGGACAGGTACAGCCACTATTACAACGCTTGCCGATGGTTGGTTTCGCGTGTCTTTGACAGCAACTGCATCTGCTTCACCATCCAGTACCTTTGCTTACGTTTTCAGATCACTGGGGTCTACTGGTTCTACCAGTAACAGCGTCTACCTCTGGGGCGCCCAACTAGAAGCCGGCGCCTTCCCCACCAGCTACATCCCCACCACCACCGCCACGGTCACCCGCAGTGC